ATTGAATGATATGCTTCTTGTACATCTCCAGCTAAACTAAACAACCGCACATTTTTTAAAATGTCTTGCTTTTCTGGCGATAAATTTGCTTCTATTATGGACCCATGTGTAATAATTGCAAATGTTGGAATTATTGAACCAACCTCATCACAATCCATAAATATTATACTATATAATAAACATACATATTTATTGATAAAGGTGGAAAATATATAAAATAATACCGCGAGTATATATATGTCAAACTCAAACATTATTCCAATATATAAAGTGAATCATGTTATTAATAATAATGTAATTGACACCATTTATGTATTTTATGGAATAAATATTGATATTGATAACCCTCAAGAATTGTTTGACAGAGATCCTGGAAATGAAGCATTTAGTAATGTATTTAATAAAGAAGAATTTAAAACCATTCAGGATAAATCAAATAATATTAAGGTCCGGTTTTCAAAACAACAAATACATTATGATGATAATATTGGTACGATAAAACAAAAAATCATGCGTGAGTTTTCAAATGCTTTTTCATTAGAAGAGATTTATTTATTTTGTTTAAAAGAAGAGTTGTTGCATTCTGAAAGTGTATTTCAAACGTTGACACAAAATGGTAAATTAAAATTAACAAGAGCATGCCTAGACAATTTTTTACTTAATATTAAAAAGGATGAAAATGGTAATACTATCACTTTAACTCCTCCTGAAACAGATAAAGATACATACGATTATGATGATATCTTAGCTTTAAATATTGATAATAAAAAGTTTGCTATGTCAAAAGTATTAGGTCAAAAAATCTTTATCATTTCAAATGAATACCCCTTTGTATCGAACCCGTATAATATAGATGAATATGATCGATTTATTGAACGTGCTTCTACAAAATCATTAACGACATTGAATAGTAATCTATTGTTAAATACCGGAGAAATAATAGACAATAATATTTATTTATGTTTGGCTAAAAATGTTCTAGAAACCGCCAATGTAAAAAAACTATCAGAAACCTATATCATAAAGTTGTATTATCCCACATTATTTAGAAAATTCAATATAAATTCTTTGTCTGAGCTTGATACCCAGAGAGAACATTTAATAGAAGCCAATAATAAAATATTTAATGAATCTGTAGCAGAAACATATAAAAGTGTGGATCTGTTCTACGACATATACAAATACAGAGATGAATCAAAGAATCTGAAATATAAAAATAGCGGGATTAAATCTATTAAAATTGCCATGCATCCTCTCTATAAAATAAAGATTCCGTTGGACGTCATTTTTAAACTAGTTCATGCAACGGAACTTAGTCCATTGATTAAATTTAATCCATCCGTTAGACAAGAAAATGTATATAGGTTATACACAGATAAATTGGCTATTGATGGTAGAAAAATACCTTTGTTATCTAAGGCGAAAATATTTAAATTAATGCGTGATATTGGGAAATCAAAATCAGTGGCAGTTTATATTCATCATGAGATGAATGGGATAACTTATTCTCTCGTGTGTGAGTTTGAAGAAAATGGAAATATTATGATCAGTTGTGATTTCGGAAAAATAATTGATATCACTGACATTACTGAATTATTTAAAGGTGCGGTTAATCCAATTATAAATGAGATTAAAAATTACTTAGAACAGAGTGGATATAATATTCATTTGTTCGAAAGTCTTTTTGATGAACATGTAGAGATTAAACTATTGAATTATCAAGCTATCATTGCTATAGATAAATTATTTAATGTGGATGACAATGTTGCTGGGTGTTTAACTAGTGCATTTGTTATAGAATCTAAAAAACTGCAAACCGCTAAGGGTATAGAGATGCGTTTTAAGCGCGTTTCTAATTTTAATAAGAGGACGAGTCAAGAGGCTTTTATTATTGAAAAACAAAAGCAGGGTCTTAGAGGCAAGGATGAGTTTATTGAAGCTCTTATGGAAAATTATGAAATGAGCGCATCAGAAGCGAGAGAATTAATCGAAAAAATGGCGAATGAATTACAAGTGGAAAGAGGGGTGAAAGGCAATGACATTGAGATTAAGATTAATCCTGGATTTAAAACAACTATTAAATTAAATAATATATTGAATCAAATAACCAATGTAATAACCATTGATGTAGAAAATATTGATGATATTAATTATTTAAATACGATACCTATTTATTTAGATTCATTCATTCGATTAACACAGGATAAAACGAGTACACGTATTCCTGTGGGTTATATTCATGCGTTGTGTTCTACTGGAGAGAAAGTAGATATTGTTATGGAGGACATTACTTCATCTTCCGAAGAATCTCTTCCTGATTCAGATATACCTGTTATAATTGGTGATAATGATATAGAATATCAATCTATTAATGAGCGTGAAAAGCAGCCATTAAATGAGGAAGAGGAAGAAGATAAATTTCAAAATGTATTGGATTTATTTGGATACAATGATGAGGATGATGAAGAGGAAGATGAAGAGAGTAGCTCTGGAGGGAAAAAAGGTGGGCAAAGCAGCACAGCATCATCATCCACTCCGCAGTCAACTTCTAGTCTGAAAGAAGGAGAAGTACTTGGATCTGATGAGTTTCAATCTGAAAAATCTCTTTCTGATTTTAATGAAGAAAGTCCTAGTCCAGTTCCTAGTCCCGCAATAATTGAAGTTGTAGAACCTGTAGAACCTATAAAACCTATAGAAGTTGCACCTGTATTTGATGAAAAAATAGTATTAGAATCATCTCCAGTGCATATAAGTATACCTGTGCAAAAGAAAAAGGGAAAGAAGTCAGTAAATGTGCAAAAAAAAGAGGTGAAAAATGAAGCAATGAATGAAAATGTAAGAAATATAGACGGCATGCCTTTAAAAAACAACTCTAATCCATTTGTTAATAGAATAGAAGAACATGACCCCGCTGCATTAGTTATGCAGAGTCCAGATGGTAAATTTTTATCATACTCGCGAATGTGTTCCTCTAGTGCTAGACAACAACCAGTATTATTAACCGACGAAGAATTAGAAAAAATTAAAAAGGATAAACCAGATTTTTTACAAGAAGGAGATATTATCAAATATGGATCTACTCCAGACAAACAATTTAATTATATATGTCCTAGATATTGGTGTTTAACTACACAAACCCCGCTCACAGATGATGACATTGCTGCGGGTAAATGTGGTGGAAAAGATAGCATTATTCCTCGTAGTGCAACTTCTGTCCCAAAAGGAAAACACATATTTGAATTTTTTGATCCATCTCAACATGGAACAAAGGACAAATATATAAAACACTATCCCAGTTTTGTGAAAAATACTTGTTTTCCGTGTTGTTATAAAAACTGGGACACACAAGGTCAATTATCTAGACGAGCTATATGTTCCGGAAAAAAAGAGGATGAAAAGGGTAACCCGATACAAGAAAAAGAACCTCCTAAAAAAGTAACTGAAAAGGATGACTATGTAAAGGGTCCGGATAAATTTCCATTAGAAATAGATAGATGGGGATATTTACCAATGAGTATTCAAAAATTTTTACATGAGTTAAATTCATCGTGCCAAATTAGCAAAACCAACACGAATATTAAATTATCTCATACGTGTTTATTAAGACATGGAGTAGAAATTAATAGCAAACAATCTTTTATAGCGTGCATATCTGATGCCATATTTTATGGTAAAATGGAGAAAAATGCTAGTGGTAAAAATATTCCAATTGAAATACCAAACATTGATAAAATGAAACAAATTATAATCGATTCGATAAATGTAGACAACTTTATTACTTTTCAAAATGGAAATCTGCTTGATAGCTTTACAAAGGATACCATAAATAAAGATATAAATGCTATAAATAATGTTGATATTAGCGATTATTCCAGTGGAAAATTGACATCCACTTTGTATTCAAAAATTGTGCCAGGTGATGATAATACCTTAGTCTTTTTTAAAAAAATAGTATCCGCATTTGCTAATTTTAAAAGTTATATGAAAGATAACACTGAAATAATAGACTATACCTATTTATGGGACATTATATGTAAACCCAATCCAAATCTATTTCCACAAGGGGTAAATTTAGTCATTCTAGAAATACCCGATAATGATACCACATCTAATGTAGAATTATTATGTCCCACAAATCATTATGCGAGTGAATTTTATGAGGCTAGAAAACAGACATTAATAATATTAAAACATGGACTATTCTATGAACCAATATATGCGTATCGTACGGATGAAAAAACAACAAATGTAAAAAAAACCTTTTCGGAATATGATCCACAATTGTCAAAAACCATGCGCGCTGTATTTAAAAAGGTAATTAAACCAATTATTCATAATACATGCATTCCATTGGCCAGTATGCCAAATAAATATAAGCTTTTTAAACAACCAATATTATTGTATAATTTAATACACACCTTGAATAAAATAAATTATAGTGTAATAACTCAAGTAGTAAATTTTCAAGGTAAAGTCATTGGGGTTGTAGCGAAAAATCCATTTAATCAAACCGGATTTATCCCATGCTACCCATCTTCCATAAATGAAACTATGAAGTATGTTTTTATGAACGCTGATAATTTGTTTAATACATACGCAAACACTATAGCCTTTTTGAAAACTCTATACAAAGATAGCAATGAAACAATTCCATGTAATCCCATATATCAAATAGTTGAAGACGAACACATAGTGGGGTTATTAACACAAACAAACCAATTTATTCAGCTAACCAATTTTATTTTATTATCGAGTCCCGAAAGAAATACTACTATTAAAGTATTGAATAACAATAATTATTTGATTGCGGATGAAGAGATATCAAGCTCATATAAGGTAGATGAAGAACGCGTTGATTATATTAAACGAATAAAACTGGAGACGCACTTTTTCAATGTTTTTAGAAATACTATTCGTATATTATTACATAAATATGAAAATATAAAATTGCGAGAGCAGATAGAGAGAGAAATTAATTTACCATACATTTTATATAATGTCAAACTTAAAAAGGTTATTACTTATTTGAGAGATTTAGTCAAAAAAACGATTCTATTTTCTGATGAATATGATTATAAAAATTTAGAGACAACTGAAATTTCTACATGTATTGTTGTACCAAACGATAAATGTGACTCAAAACAACCGGTTTGTGTAGTAAATAGTGATAATATATGTCAATTAATTCTTCCAAAACAACATTTAATTACACAAGCGGATAATGAAAGTTATTATTTTGGACGCATGTCAGATGAATTAATTCGATATAATAGAATAAAATCATTTATATTTCAACCGCAATCCTATTTATCATTTGGGACTCTTGGATATAACTTGAAGGATAATGAAATTATAGTCATTCAATCTATTTTGACACAAGAATATTTTGATGGATTGGTAGCTGCTACCATCAATAAGTATGTTAAATACAATACATATGATACTGCAGAACCAATTATACATCAAATATACGAGAATGAATTAGATTTGGATAACGTAATAAACCCAGAAGAAGAACGTGATTGCGTTACTGAATTATCTACACATATAGCTTCTATGAAATGGAGATCATGTTTTCCTTCAGATTTTAATGAATTAAAATATGAAAATTCAAATTATTGTGGGTTTTATTTAATCATTGATATTATTAAAAAGTTTAAAGGGACTTTATTAACTCTAGATCAATTGAAACAGGAGTTGTATGAAGAATATTTGAAATATTTACCTACATATGAAAAACAAATAGTTGATATTTTAATTGCAGAGGGTAAAAAAACCTTGGGGGATCAAGTCAAATCAAATCATTTGTCGTTTCAACATTTAATATTTACTGATAGTTATTTTATCACAAATTTAGATTTATGGGTTTTAATGAATAAATATAATATTCCTTCTATTTTAATCTCAAGTAAAACTATTTTGGAAACAAACCACAAAACAGATGTGCTTGTTACCTATGGTAACTTAGCTGATAAATTCGTGTTTATAATGGCACCTCCATCTAAGCAAGAACATACTCCAAAATATAAATTAATAGTCTCCCCTGCTGTTCCAACCCAAGATATGTTTTTTCATACTACGATATTACTAACAGATGAATGTATCGAATCTGTTACAAATGCTATATCGAACAAAATATCAATTGATGAATATATTCAAACCTTTTCAAAAGCTCCCACCACAAAATATGTGAAAAAAATAGCTATACCACGCGGTAGATTAGTGATGGTAGAAGATCAAGAATTAGAGGAACCAATAGCACAACCAGTTGTCAATTTATTGGCAAAGACAAAAAAGGTAAAAACTATTCAACCTACAGGAATTCAGATTAAAAAATCTAGAAAACATAAACGCAAGACTAAATTGATAGTCCAATCAGATTCAACTCCTTTGACTGACGCCTTCGGAATATAATAGAACTCCTTCTGCAATTACACGACCTTATATTTTTTCCATGTACATATATAATTTTTATTTTGTGTAGATATATACATATTTCCATCATTACCAAGCATTTTTTTATTACAATTTATATCTGCTGGATAGGGAGGTGATTTTCTGGTTTTATATTTTTTTAATGTCTTACTATGTTTATTTCGTATTTCCTTCATAGATATTTGCCTAGGTTTTTTACGTTGTTTTTTAGTTGGAAAACTAAATTTATTTAGTAATGATTTCAAAAAAGTCATTATA